TAAAAACTAAGAAACTTGCATCTGTATGATACCTGTAGATAGTTTATTATATAAGATTGACCAAAGACTAAATAAACTATCTACTAATGTACATCAACAAATACAGTTAGAAGATAAGATTTTAGCTTTGAACGAAGCTCAGATCAAACTCATAAAACAAAAAGTTGATGGGTTTAGCACATTGAGCGGTCTAGGATTAGATTCCTTCAAAAAGAGGTATGAAGATCTTCAAAGTTTGGTGGTTACGTATAATAACCAACCCTTAACATTGAAGATAAAAAACCCAGAACTCAATCAATGGGCGGCAGGGTTACATACATTAACGCCAAAATACATGTTCTATATCGATAGTTATATTTTGGCAGATAAGGGTAAATGTAAGGATAGAAAGATTTGGATTAACAGAGATTTGGCAAAACATGGTGATTTACAGTTTATTCTGAACAACACACATTACAAGCCTTCCTTTGAATATCAGGAAACTTTCAACTTCCTTTCATCTGATGAAATCAGCATATTTACAGATGGTACATTCACTCCTAAACAGATCTACATAAGTTACATGAGGTATCCTCAGTATATCGATAAAGATGGATATATCAAGTTTGATGGAACACCTTCTGTAGATCAGGATTGCGAACTGGAAACCTATCTTGAAGATGAGCTTCTGGATTTAACAGTTCAAAACCTGGCTATGTATACAGAAAATCAATCTGCTGTACAAAGCTCACAATTAAGAATTCAAACAAACGAATAAGTTTTTTCACAATCTAAAATAAAACAAAATGGCTGATTTTTCATTAACTACCCTCTTCGTAGTTCCAGTAGGTCAAACAACGTTCCCTAGCTCTGGTTCTTCTACGCAAGATCTTACAGCTGGCCAAGTTGGTGTTTTTTCCAACAATTATGTTGCTACAAACACTCCTGGCTCTTTTCCTTATTTTTACATTGCTCAAGGCAGAGTAAACACTTACTTACAAGGTTCTAAGCGTTCAGACAAAATTTCTGGTGTAGATAGCACTGGAGGTAAATCTAATGTAACAGAATGGTATTCTGTAGCAGGCTGTCCTACAGCTGCAACACAGGTTACTGATGTAGATGGTTGGAATGTAAAGTGTGGTGATATTGTCACTTTAACACTTCGTGCTCATTCTAGCTACATTGACACTCTGTATTTCAACGGTTTCACTCGCAGCGTAACTGTTCAAGCTCCTTGTTGTGATTGCGGTGCTGATCCTTGTGACACTGTTGATGTTCCTGCTTTAATCGATGCTTTCATCCTGAAGCTTGAGCAAGATGCACCTGGTATCAACCCTGACAACATTAGCTTTAACACTTTCTATCAATTCCAAAGAATTGGTAACGATGCTAGTGCTATTCTCCGCATCTCTGGTAAACCTCTCACTAAATATGGCCAGCCTTGTGATGTAGCAGCATTTCCTTTTGAATACGACAGAATGTACTTCCGTACTTTCGTTTATTCTGGTCCTGCTACCACTGCTGACTTTATTGTGGCTGACAACTGTAACATTGTAGCAAATGCAGTGATTACACAACGTTCTTCTTACCCCACTGGTACTTCTGATGAAATCATTCAATTAGAGAAAAACTTCTACAGCTACCAAGCTGGTTACCTGAAGCATCTCTACAGAATGGTGGGATACAACGAGAATTTTGAAAGTTGGGTGAGCGCAGGTACAACTTACGACACTTTCTACATCAAATCTAATGAGTATGACAAATCAGCTTACAGCTGGGGTGATTACATTAAAGAAGATAGTATGGTGATTGTTGCTGTTCCTCAAGCTGCTTCTGCTACTTTGCAAGCTATTCTTGAAGATGCATTGGGTGTTCCTGAAGGTGGTAATACTTGTGTTACAACTACAAGCACTACTACCACTGTATGGCCTACAACATCTACTACAACCACTTTAATTCCTTAATGAGGAAGTAGAGATATAACCTGATCATATAACCTATGCCAGAGGTGAGAGGATTAAAACTCAATCCTCTGGCATAATTATTTAGAAAATATGCCAGATTTAAAATTAGATATACTAGTTATACCTACATACAATGTAGAAGTTTTAGGTATTGCAGATGCATCAACATACCCTGCATCTCCTCCTGTTTCTTCTCCAACAATTGAAATAACAATTCCTGGTTTTGGTAAAGTGGCTCTTCCTTTTGAACCAAATGAGCTTAATTTATTTAATTCCACTTCTTTAGGACTTTCGGATGTAGGAGATCCCTTACTCCCTCTTCCTGATGGAGTGTATTATTTGAAATATTCTGTAGCTCCAGCCTATCTTAACAATGTTGAGAAAAGCATAATTCGTGTAGACAAACTTCAAGAAAAGTTTGATGAAGCGTTTATGAGACTTGATATGATGGAGTGCGACAGAGCTATTAGGACACAAGCAAAAGTTGATCTTAATAGCATATACTTTTTTATACAGGGAGCCATAGCTGCTGCTAACAATTGTGCAGTGAATGAAGCAAACAAACTGTATAATCAAGCAAGTAAGATGTTGAACAACTTCATGAAAAATGGTTGTCAATGTTCTGGTACAAACTATGTAACCAACTTTTACTAATATGGCACAGTGTAAAAAATGTGGAGCTAAATTTGGCTGCGGATGTCAATTAATCAATGGACTTTGTGCAGCATGTCACGCTATTGCTCAACAAGAAACAAAACGATTTAAAAATGCTATTACCAAGACTTACAGACTGTATAAACTGTTCTAGTATTCCTGTTTTACTTGCAGATATTGACTGTAAGCTGACACAGCTTGCTAAAGATTTATACAACAACACTGTATTTTCTTTAAATAGAAAGATACAGTCAGAATTGACATTAGACTTGTTGAATTACAAGAGAATATTACAATACAAACTTTGTAATCCTGATTATGCTAGCGGATGCTCAGTTGAACAAATTGCTAGCAGAGTAAAATTATTAATACATAAATAAAATTATAAAATGGGCTGCTCAAATTGCTTTAATGGATGCGCTGAGATTGTTTCTGACCAATGTGTAAAATATACAGGGATAGATGTTCCTGTATTGGGAATACAAAAGGGAGACAGTCTTTCTTATGTAGAACAAGCATTGATTGAATTCTTAACCTCCACTCTTGATGGTACAGGTATTAAAATTGATATTCCTTCAGAAATCATTTGTGAACTTGTTCAACAATATCTCCCTGATTGTGGAGACATCACTGTTGTAGATCTCATCACAGCCCTCATAAAAGCTTCTTGTGATCTTCAAGGACAAGTGGATGCTGTTGTTGCAAGTATCACCACTCTAAATGCAGATTATGATGTTGATTGTCTTTCTGGAGTAACAAATTCTTCTGATACACATGCTGTTTTACAAGCTGTTATCGATAAACTTTGTGGTTTAGAAGTGGACTTGACAGCTCTTGCTTTAGATGTAGATACAAACTATGTAAAGTTATCAGAGTTAAATTCTTTGATTGCAGCATATTTAGCAAGTGCAGCAATCACTGATAAGTATTACACAAAAATGGTTCCTTACACAGCATTGGAATACTATGGACAATTAAGTGGTTTTCCAACGATGAGTGATGGATTTTCTCCAACAGGAGTGGGATATGGATATTGGGAAAAAATTTATCTCTGTAACGGATTAAATGGCACCCCTGATAAGAGAGGTAGAGTACCTGTAGGTGTTACTAATGGTATGGGAGGAGGAGCATTTGATCCTGAAGTAGATCCTGTAACACCTGGTAATCCTACTTACTCGTTGAATGATACTTATGGAACAAATACAGTGACACTCACTTCTTCTCAAATTCCAGGACACACTCACCCAGCTACAGCAACTATCACTGATCCTGGACATAAACATGATATTTGGGGAATTACAGGAGGAGATAACCAAGATAATAGTAACACTGTAAGATTTGCAGGTGGTGATAAAAACCAAGGTGAAACAGGTTTTTATTTCACAAATACAGACGCTTGTCAACTTGCTACAACAGGACTTAATAGTAGCAATGTTGCAATTGCAGTAAACAATAATGTTGGAGGAGGCAGTTTTCACAACAACGCTCAACCAGCTCTTGCTTGTTATTACATAATGTATATACCTTAAACTTTAAATTATGGGATGTAATCCTGGAACTCCTTGTTATAGTGGAAATTCCTATCCAAAACATTGTGGTGTAGATCCTTGTCATGTTCATAAAACAAACACAGACAATGTTTTCTACAATGGAGGAAATCTCCCTTGCACAGAAATATCTACATGCGACTCTTTAACAACTGCCTTACAAAAGATAGATGAAAAGGTTTGTGCTGAAAACATGGCTATAGAGATATTGAATGCCATAAACACAAACCCCTCATTGAAACTTCTTTTGTGTGAAATGTTAAGTGAGTGTCTACCTACAACCACCACCACTACCACAACTATCATATTATAATTTTAAAATCCTGTTTTGTTGGTTTTACAGGAAGTTTCCCCCGATGTATCTACATTGGGGGTTTTTGTTTAATTTCTAATTAATTTAATTATTGTATATAATCCCTCTTGTTAAAATAATTTGGTAAATCTGAAATAAATTATTACCTTTACCCCAATTTTTAACCAAAACATCCCTATATGCAGGATAATCACAATCTTCTGTATCAACTTGAACAAATGCTCAGTTGGAAAAGAAGTAAAAGTTTCTATGCTAAAAAACTAGGAATTACAGAAGATGAGGTAGATGCCCTGTTGAAAGAAATCAAAAAGAGTGAATCAGTAAGAAATGATGCAGAGGTTTCAACTTACATAGGTGAACTTGAAGAAACGATTGTAAAGTTTGAAGAAGATTTGATTAAGGGTACAGGTGAAGTGGTATTCAATAGTGCAGAAGAAATTCGTTCTCTTGAAGAACTTATTGAAAAATGTAAGATTGATACAAAAAAATGGGAAATAACTAAATATGTCCAAAACTACTGGGGGAATGAAAGAAATCCCCACTGGCAAGTGAAAGCATGGTTAGGGAAGAGGTCTACAGAGCAAATGTTTCAAGATAGCTTTGTGGACTTTTTAACTTCATACAAACCCATTAGTCAGGAAGTTATGAGCCCTAGGTTCTCTCCAGAGAAACCAAATGGTATGTTGGTTATCAACAAGCAAGATTCCCACTTAAACAAATGGGACATAGATGGTAATAATAATGTAGCAGATAGATTGGCTGACATTATGTATAAAGTGGAACTGATAGCCAATCAAGCTCAGCTGTCCAACAACTTAGATAACATAACCTATATAATAGGGTCTGATGAGTTTAACAGTGAGTATACAAACACCACTACAAAAGGAACTCCTCAACAGAACACACATACATATCATACATCTTTTGAATACATCTGTGGACATGAGATTTTGATGATTACAATGTTGTTACAGTATGCTAATAGTGTTAATGTAATTTATGTAGCAGGTAATCATGATGAGTTTGTGGGTTGGCATTTAGTTAATTGGTTAAAAACCTATTTTAGAAATACAGACAGATTAATATTTGATGTATCTCCTAAATACAGAAAGTATGTAAGTTACGGTGATTCAGCATTAATGTTTAATCATGGAGATGCTATCAAACCAGCTAAACTTGCAGGATTATTTCCAATAGAGTTTAGAGAACATTGGTCCAGTCATAGTAAGTTCTACATTTTTACAGGAGACAAACACCACGAGGTGAGTCAAGATTTCAATGGTATTAAGTTTTATCAAATTCCAGCATTTTCAAATGCTAAAAGTCTTTGGGACGATAAAATGGGACATGTAATGTCTAAAGCGGAAGTAACAGGATTTTTAATAGATGAGTGTGATGGAATGACAAACATATTCAAACAGTATTTATAATGTCAACATTAAGAAAATTAGTTTCAGATGTTCGTAGCATGCACAAGTTGCTGTCTACAGATTCTCTTATTACAGATAGAGTTGTTGCTTCTGAAATTAAGAATAATTCTTTATTGTTAATAAAGAGAGAAACTAATCTCAGAAAGCTCTGGGCAACATCAACAGTTTTTACCACCATTCCTTGTTTAGAGATGGTGGAAGTTCCTATTTCTGAATGTTGTGAATATGTAGATGAATGCACTGTAGCAAGAAGTAAATACAAGCTTCCTAAAATATCTGAAGGAAACTACCAATATGTAATACAAGGTGTTTATTCAATAAATGCTATGGGTGGAAAGGGTAAGAAGCTAAAAGAAATTACAATCAACAGATATGTAAATCTCCTCAAACTTCCCATCATCAAGAAAGAAGAATACTATTGGATAATAAATGGTTATCTCTATGTAAGCAATCCTCTTCTTGAATCAATCAGGGTGGCTGCATTATTTGAAGAAGATGTTCCAAATGAAATCATGTATCCTGAGTGTGGATGTGGTTCACCAGAAACTCCAGTGGAAGAACTTTGTAAAAACCCTTTAGATAAAGAATTTTTCTTACCAGGCTATCTAGAGAAACAAGTGTTAGAGCTCACTTCTCAAAAACTATTAGCTACATATTTCAGAATAAAGACTGATATGACAGATGATGGTGTAGATGGTCAGGCACCTAATGCAAAACCAACAAGTTAACGTGAGAACCAAAGTTGATTGGAGAAGTGCAAGTAAAGATAATTACAACCAGTTTTGTAAAAAATATCCCTCAATAAAACTTTCTTTTAATGAGTGGAGAAACGTTATTCACATCTATATAGAGTCTTATAAAGAGTATATTCTTGAGACAGGAGAAAAAGCTAAACTCCCATACGGTTTTGGTGAGTTCTCTATAAACAAGAAAAAGAGAAGAAAAAAGAAAGGACTCAACGATGAGTTTATAAATCTTCCTGTAGATTGGAAAAAGACAAAAGAAAAAGGGAAGATCATCTATAACTTCAACTATCACACAGAAGGATATTTCTTTGGATGGATGTGGTTCAAAGAATCAGCAAGATTGAAATTCACAGATCTCTGGTATTTCAAACCATCAAGACTCACATCAAGACTACTTTCTCACTATCTGAAAGTGAGCGATAAATACCAACACATTTATCACACTTGGAAAAATTAATTTAAATGTCATACTATTACAGATATAACTTCACATCTCCTGAAATTGTTTATTCCACTGTAAAAGAAGAGCTCAAAAGCTACTTTGATACAGGTGCAGTAGATGATTTAATGTTTCCCACCTATCTTGACAAATGTTTGAGAAAACTGGGAAGAGCCACTTATGTTATAAGTGAAGCGGCTTTGTATGTTGAAGATTTTCAAGCTAGACTTCCAGACAACTTTTTTGCTGTAAGAGAAGCTTGGTTTTGTACAGATGTTAATGGTTTTCCCTATCAAAGTGCAAATTCATTTTACTCACAGGCAGCTTCAGAAACAACAATTCAGGTGAGTCCTGTTATTACAGATCAAGTTGCTTGTAACAGTAATTGTCCTCCTGATAGCTGCACTTGTATGCCTGAGCTTATACAGGCTGTGTATAAAACAAACAATCAATCTGCAGTTTCTTACAGAAAACAATATCTTCTTAAACCAGGAAACATTTCAGTTAGAAGACATTGTGATGTTTCATACACGAGTGGATGGGAATCAAGAGAAGGATTTCCTCCAACAAATCAGTTCACTCCAGCATCATCAAGTTATGATTCATTTGACATCAGAGATAATAAATTTGTAACCAATTTCAGAAATGGACTGGTTCATTTGGTTTTCTATGCTACAGATTATGATGATTCAGGTAATCAATTGATTCCTGATAACTATCGTATCAGAGAATATGTTGAAGCCTTCATAAAATACAAAGTGTTTGAGATTCTTACAAATCAAACAAATGATGAAACTTTCAATCAACTTCAGACAAAATTAGCCTATTACAAACAGCTTTCAGACGAAGCATTTATAATGGCAGACATTGAAATTAAGAAACAAGACGCATATGCTAAACAAAGAAGAATCCAAAATGATTTGAACAGGTTTAACATGTATGAACTTCCTAATAGAGTAAACAGATATGGCTGGAGACGCAACAACTAATGAGGGTTCTGTAAAGATTCAACACAATGTTGCATCAATTGGATTGAACATGGATCAATCTGTTAATCAGATTGCTAAAGGTTCTCTTACGTATGCATTGAACGCTGCTGTTGAAAACTTTGATGATAATTCTATTTCCTATCAGAACGAACCTGGTAATGAACTTTGTGTGTCATTTCCTGAAGGGTATGTTTTGATAGGAAAGCATTTTATACAAGAACAAAACAAGCATGTATTCTTCCTTCTCAATCCTGAAGAAGGAAAGTCTGAGATAGGATATATGGAAAATAACAACTGTATTTATGTTCCTTACATAAGTGCAGATTGTTTAAACTTCAATATAAACAACCCTATTCACAAGGTTGTTCACAAAATAACGAATTGCTTTACAGAGATCTATTGGACAGATGGTTTAAATCCAAGAAGGTATTTGAATCTTTCAGAACCTCCTTATAAGGTGGCACCAAACACAGATCTTTGTGATAGAGATTTTACAAATGAAATAGACTGTAATAAACTATCTGTTCAACCCAACTTTACAATCCCTCAACTTAATGTTACAGATGTTGTAAATGTTGGCAGTCTTACAGCTGGTACATATCAGTTTGCTATTCAGTATTGTGATGTTGCTGGTGATGGATATACATCCTATTACTCTGTAACCAATCCTGTACCAATAGCAAATAAAAATGTCATCACTCCTGAATTTAATTATAATGTAGGAAAGTCAATTGTTCTTAACATAAGTAACATTGACACCACTGGTTATTTTAAATATTTCAATGTTGCTGTAATAAAAACAGTGAACGCTATTACATCAGTGGAGCTGATTGGTACATATTTCATTGACACTTCTGTAAGAGAAATTACGTACAGTGGACAGAATGTTACACAAATACGTCTTACAATAGATGATATATTTGAGAAGTTTCCTTATTACGAAATTGCTCAAGACTTAACAACCGCACAGGACATTCTCATCTGGGATAACCTTACATCTATAGATAGAATCAACTATCAAAAGATTGCAAACCAGATTGATTTAAAATGGCAAACCTACAGACTTCCTTCTGACGAAGATTATTCAAATGAAATATATGCAACAAATCTCAGAGGATATTTGAGAGATGAGGTGTATGCATTTGAGATAGTTTTTCTTTTAGACAATGGAAAACAAACAGATGGTTTCCATATACCAGGGAGAGCTAAAAACTTTAATGAATATTTTCCAGATGTTCAAAACACCAATCCTGATTATATAGGTGATGGAACAGTTGCGCCTTATTGGGAAATATATAATACTGCTTCTGTTATAGGTGCTGCAACAGGAAATAATATTGGAAATGCTACACCTTACCAGTATGGAGAATTTGCATATTGGGAATCAACAGAAGTATATCCTTGTAACGAGGATGTTTGGGGAGAACTCTCAAACAAACCTATCAGACATCATAAGTTTCCAGATGTTTTAGTTAGTCCTATATTTGAAAGCGGAGTGCCTACAATCAGTTTTGATGGTACGTACGCGAATCTAAAAATGGAAAATGTTGCCACCTATCCAATAGGTGTAAAAATAGACGTTCAACAAATTTATCATCTCATATCCTCATCAAGTCTTACAAAAGAACAAAAAGACCAAATTGTTGGATTTAAGATTGTTCGTGGTGACAGAAACACAAATAGCTCTATTGTAGCAAAAGGTATTCTTAGAAATGTAGGTAAGTATGAAAGAGATGAAACAGAATACTATTTTCCCAACTATCCATATAACGATCTTAGAGAAGATCCTTTCCTCCTTCAGCAAAATAATGCTTTCGATGCTGTATGTAGGCAATATTCTATAGTTATAAGTGTTGCTGGAGATTTAAACTATTACAGTTGTGATACAAATTTATTAGTTACACAAGCAGTATCTATTGGAGATGTAATAAGTGTATGTTCTACAAGTTTTCCAACATTCTCCAACCTTGCTGATGGGACAATAGTAGCAACAAATTACAGCACTTATGAAGTTTGTACAAGTCCATTTGCTGACAAACCTTTGCCTATTTTTTCTCCATTTGCTGCAGGTAACAGATTTTCATATCATCCTCCATACTCTGCTGAACCTGTAACAATATGGATAGAAGGTGCTCTTTCTAGTAGAGCATGTAAATTCCTTGATTCTATCACAGAACCTATACAATTAGAAGGAAGTGGTAAATATGCAATTGAGGTTATAGCTGAATATACAGGCTCTGCAAATTGTGGAGTTAGTGTTGATAAGTTGGACGCATTCAATAATACAAACTCTCCTTACAGATATGTATTTAATTCTCCAGAAACATCTTTTGGACAACCTTTTTTAGGAGGTGTACTTAAACTTGAAAGTGCAATTTATGGCGCAGGATCTGCACATTTTGTACAAGTGAGAGATAATGCAAAATATAAACTTCTTACAAAAGAAGCTCAAGAAGATGCATTGAAGTCAAGTGCAGACATTGCAAATATAACTGCTACATTTAATGCTTCTGCAATGTTTGCAGCATATCAATCTTATTTAACCATATACATAAATGGTATCACTAGGAAAAACTATGCTACATCATATAATTCAATAGCTGAGTATAACTATTCAGCTCCTATAGAGAACGGACTAGGAGTAAAACAAAGAAACATTGAATTATCACAATATCTTTTTCCAGGAGTGCAATCTGTTGGAGATGATTTAAACATCAACAACTGGAACAGAGAGTCTTCTGTTTACATCAAAACAATTGAAGAAAGAGATGGGTTTGCTGTGCCAAATCTACCTTATCCAAGTAACACTCCAAGTCTCTTAATAAGTGGAACAACTCCCGCTATTGAAGATAAATCTAGATTTACTATTTCAGAAAAAGCTAACTGTTTAAAACCAGAAAAGCAATTTGAAATTACCACTGTTACCTATTATGGATCTCTAAAGAACGTTTTCCCTAATCAATGGGGACAAATCTACTCATATAATACAATTGACACTGGTTATCAAAACATAAGATATCAAGACTCTGTAAATGAGGCTGTGTTTGGAGGAGATACATTCATTAGTAAATTTTCTTTCAAAACAAAACTTCCGTTCTTTATAGACAACAGAGTGAATGATCCTGATGATAGTGATATATTTTATGATGAGATAGGTAATGTTGCCTACCCAACATACTGGCACTCTGCAAGATCAATACTTACTGATTATGTAGTACCTTATGGTAGTAAGCCTGTAATGAAAAATATAATTTCGTACAAGGCACATAATTTTGATTGTCCTAATAGTCAGGTTGAAGGAAATCCTGGAAGAACTTTTTATGATGGAAAGTTTTATTTATTTGCATATGGTATACCCACTTTCTATTGTGAGTCAAGTGTAAATGTGGATTTGAGACAAGCGTTCAACAACAGAGAAGGAGATTTCTATCCAAGAGTTAGCTCTGGTATTCCAGATGATTGGTTCCAGGAAAGATTTGTTTCTATAGCAAATGATAACACTTATTATTACAATGTTACATTCTCGAAACAAAACAAAGAGAATTTCTTTAGCCATCTTCCTTTAGACTGGAAAGAACAACTTTGTTTTACAAACTTTCCATTCAGAGCTATTTACTCTGATACACAACAGAGTTTTACAGATAACAGGATTAACAATTGGCTGATATACAGACCAATCAGTGCTTTTGATTTTCCTCAGAACTATGGAGATCTTATTTCTTTAGACGGTATTCAGAACAAAGCTGTATTAGCCAGATTTGAAAACAAATCTCTCTTGTACAACACAATGCTCACTATCAGTACAAGCAACCCTCAAGCTGCTTATATTGGTAATGATACACTTTTCAAAGCTGCTCCTCCAATTGATTTTGCAGAAACAGATCTTGGATATGTAGGAAGTCAGAACAAAATGCTTCTGAAAATACCATATGGACAAGTGACAGTGGATGCTAAAAGAGGTCAGATTTTTGTAATTTCTGGAAATCAGGCAACAGATTTGTGTGCTCCTGGTTCAGGGATGAACAGATTTTTTACAGATCATCTGGCTTTTGAGATTCTTAGATATTTCCCAAAAGTTAATACAGATAATCACTTT